ATATTTAATATAATAAATATACCTGAGAACATAGAACTAGAACTCACACTAGAAAGAACAAGATAAATGTCAACAAAGAAATTTCCTGTAACTAATCTTGACTTTGATGAACTAAAGGCGGGTTTGACATCATACTTGCAAGGCCAAGAACGCTTTAAAGATTATGACTATGAAGGTTCTAATATGAATGTTCTTTTGGATGTACTTTCGTACAATACATTCCAGAATAACTTTTATACAAACATGGCAATTAGTGAAATGTTTCTCGACTCCGCTCAATTGAGAGATTCTGTGATATCACACGCAAAAGAACTGAATTATTTGCCGAGTTCAAGATCATCTGCCAAAGCAGTCGTGGATATTACTTTAAATACTTCCGGAAATCCTACATTTGTGATAGTACCGTCGAAAACAAAATTCCGTGCAGTCTGCGGTTCCGATACATATACTTTTTATACTCGAGAAACTGTTACCATAACGCCAAGCGACGGGGAATATAAATTCAACAGTCTGGATATATACGAAGGGGGTTATGTGACAGAGCTATTCGATCCAAGCGCCAGTACGACCCAAAGATATCTGATTTCGAACCAGAACATCGACATTAAAAGTTTAGAGGTTAGAATTATTGAAAATGATTTCAGTGAAGAGTATATCTATTCATCTGATCTATATAATAGAGTTTCAACTGATAAATCTTTCTTTCTACAAGCACATACTGAAAACTCATATGAGATCTTTTTCGGTAATGATGTTTATGGCGTGGAGCCAAAGACTGGATCTACAATAGAAGTCACATATAGAGTAACGGCAGGCGAAGAAGGAAATGGAATTACGAGTTTTGAAGCGGCTGAAACTATCCAGGGATTTGGTGCTACCATTTCTTTACGTACGGCATCCAGGGGTGGCGCAGAAAGAGAAAGCTTAAAATCTATTCGTTATTTCGCACCCAAGGCAATTCAAGTTCAGGAACGAGCAGTTGTGGGTAAAGATTATGAAATTTTACTTAAAAGAAGTTTCCCAGAAGTAAGAACTGTTGCTGTTTACGGCGGAGAAACTCTCGATCCGCCGCAGTATGGTAGAATTGTAATATCAGTTGCCCTACAAGATTTCAGTAATATAAGTACAAATAGCAGTGAAATATATAGAAAATTTTTAAAAGAAAGAAGTGCACTTACAGTTGAGCCGATAGTAGTTCCTGCCGAATTTGCATATTTTGATGTAAGAACTAATGTTTCATATAATACTAAAAATACCATAAAATCAGCAGCCGATATTAAGGGATTAGTACAAGGTGCAGTTTTAGATTATTCGGATAATAATCTCGGCGATTTTAAAAATACGCTTCGGTTTTCTAAACTGGCTGCATTAATTGATGATTCCGATGAAAGTATTCTATCAAATGAGACAGACTTAAGGCTGATACTTGAAATTACTCCAATCCCAGATATCCCAGACAACTACTCAATACGTTTCGGCAATTCTTTATTCGTACAGAGAGACCAGGCACAATTGAGTACAACAGTACAGAGTGTTGAAACTGCTATAGTTTCTTCTGTGTTTGTATATCAGGGGCAGGATGCTTATCTGAGAGATAATGGTAATGGTACTCTAGATATTCTTTCAAATGTCGGAAGTACAATACAGTTTTTAGAAAGGAATGTAGGCACAGTGAATTACGAAACGGGTCTAGTAGGAATAGATGGATTTGTGACCGATTCTTATACCGGCGATGCTATAAAATTCTACGGAAAAATTAGAACAGATGATATAAAAACTCCGGCAGAACATGTCTCATTTATCAGACCAGAAGATATCACAATAACAATAACGAGTGTATCTGAATAATGGCAATAAATGACATCAGCAAAACAATCTCTCAGTTTGTAGAGAATCAATTTCCTTCTATATACAGAGAAGATGGCGAAGTTCTAGTAGCATTTGTCAAGGCATATTACGAATATCTAGAAGAAAATAAACATATCATGAATAGAGATATGTTCGCGATAAAGGACATTGATACTACTTATGATGAATTCGTTGAAGAATTCAGAAAAAAGTATCTCGAAGGTCTTCCTTTCGTGTCAACTACCGACGACAGATTTCTTGTAAAAAATATCATTGATCTGTACAGATCAAAAGGTTCTGATGAATCTGTAAGGCTTTTATTGCGGTTACTTTTTAATGTCGATTCGGAAATATATTATCCTGGTCGAGATGTTCTTAGAGCATCTGATTCTTTATGGGTTACACCGAAATATATAGAAGTTCTTTCGTCCGACAGATCACTGAGTTTTGTCGATAAAGAAATATTTGGTTCTGTTTCTGGGACAAAAGCATTCGTTGATGCAATTGTTACTAAAAGATCTAACAACAGATTGATTGACATTTTATATTTGAGCCAAGTCCAAGGCTCATTTATTTTTGGTGAAATTGTTACTGATGATGGCGTCTTAGAAGGTGCGCCAAGAGTCACAGGTTCGCTCACTGATATAACTATTACTTCTACTCAAGATGATCCGGGTGGTAATATTACAGGAGACAAATACAACGTCGTTTCTGGATTTGGTAAGAATGGAGTTGTCTCGGTCTCGTCGAAGTCAGATCAATCCACGGGCATCAATTTTGAGTTATTAGATGGAGGGTATGGCTATACATTGGCAAGCCCGACAAGAATAGCTATATCAGATGTTATAGCTATTCTTGATAATTCGACTACGACATTCGCACTAGGTGATATACTAGTACAGAGAATAGAAAAAATTAATTTTTTGCCTAGTGATGGAAATGATCTTTTTACTTCAATATCTCTAGGTGATGAATTGACTGGTAATTTTGTTGCGAATACAACTCCCATAACAGGACTTGTCATGGGAAAGGGAACTGAGACAGTAGATAATATATCATCACAGTTTTTAAATATCCAATTGGACGTTGGTGAAACATTCGCTCAAACCCAAATATTGACACTTGGTGCTGATACCCTATATGATTTAGATAGCGAATTGGAAGAAGAAAGTGAATATCTTCTAAATTTGACAGCAAACACTGGCGCTTTTACACCAGGCGAACAAGTCTATCAAAGAGAATTTTTAGCTAACACCTCAAATACGGTAAGCACATTATATAACTTCGGCACATTTATAAGCATTGATGCCAATAATGCAATGACTGTAAGTAATGCATTCGGCAATTTTCTAGCAACTTCTGATCTCGTAGGTGAAACTTCGGGCGCGGTCGGCACGATTGATACGGACGTAACTGCAGTATTTAATGGCGCGACTGGAACGATAGTACAAAAAAATTCAAATACCGAATATGTTGTTTCCGCGACAAAAGATTTTGTCGCCAGTAATATAATACGAAGTAAAAAGAGCAAAGTATTTTCGACTGTTTCATCATCTGAAAATATTTCTGTGGACTCTATAGAATTCGGTTCGACCACTGCAAATACCTTTTCTTCTGCAAGTACACATTTCAAAGGCGAGCTGATTGGACAATCCGCCGGCACTTTGGAAATTACTACTTTGGAAAATAATTTTTTACTCGTCAGTGAAAATACATCTGTCATTAGCGATGCCGCAGGAAATGAATTAACAATTCCGAGCATCGATCCAGGAGTAGGCGCAGGATTTAAAATTGGTTCTCTAGAGAATACTGAAGTAATTCTTTTCGAAGATGAACTTATAGGTAGTGAAAATGTAGCATCTATTCCATATACTGACATGATTATTGGTACTGGGGAGGGTTCGGGTATAGGCCACATCGATTCTATTAGTGTTAATTCCGGTGGAACTGGTTATAGCAACAGCTCCATCGTGACATTTACAGGTGGTGGCTATCTAAATCAGAACCCATTAATCGATGCAATCGCGTCGGTTACCACAGATGTATCTGGTACGATTACTTCGATAACCATTATAGAAAAGGGCGAGGGTTATTATGGAGCTGCGACGATTGCAGTTGCAGATGGTTCATCTGCAACTTTTGATATAAATATGACTTATGGATATGGCTTTCCGAAAGAAGTATATGCAGGATATGATACAATCATTTCAGATGCCCTAACAACTGCATCTTATGAAATAGGAACTATATCTTCTATAACCCAGAACAGACCTGGCGAGTTTTACGGAAGAACTCCGGTACTGAAAATTGAAAATCCTACTATTGTCTCTTTCAACAGAAGAGATCAAATAGTAAATATATCAAACAGAACGGGAATTTTTACAGTAGGAGAGATAGTAACACAAGCAACTAATACTGCCGAGGGCGTAGTCAGAACAGCAAATACGACCTCTATTACTTTAAAGAACACTTCTTTCGCAGAAAGCTTTGTCTCCGGCTTGAGAATAACTGGTACTGATAGTCTTACAGAGGCAGACGCTACATCAGTAGAGTATGCGAACGAAAATCTTTTAATGGGACAAAATGCCATCGTGAAGAATGAAGTAAATGTGAAGATTGATGTTGTGACATCGGTCAAAGTTATAAATTCTGGTTTCGGATATCAGGACAATGAAGAAGTATCATTGGAAAAAATAGATGGTAGCTCTACTATAATAGGAATTGTAAATGTCGAGAAACAAGGAGTTGCGCCAGGATATTGGAAATCTAGAACTTCTCATCTAAACTCAGAAAAGCGTCTGCATGATAATAAATACTATCAAGATTACTCATATGATATAAAGACTTCTATAAATATAGAAAATTATAGAAATATAGTATTAGATATACTTCACGTCGCAGGAACACAATTCTTTGGCAGCCTAGTAAAAACTACCGCAGTTGATCCTCTTATCACAACAGAGAGTTACATTGAACAAACATAACAGGATTTATAAATGGAAATTTTAACGAATAAATTTAAAATGTTGCTTGCAGAGCAATTCAAATTTACCCTTTCCGAAGCCGGAGATTCAACTTTCCATTTGGTGGGTGCTAAATCAGAGCCATTTGCGGGTACGATACCTATGCCCGGTGCTGGCATACATGAAACTTTCTACCGAACATATGATGAAATGTTATTCGGTAAAAGAATACAACCAGCTGATGTGAGTTTTATGCTCCGCAATATACCATGGATATCTGGACAAAGATATGATATGTATGACGATCTTAATAATGATATACAGTCGAGTTCTTTCTTCGTCATATCAGATCAGGAAGATGGCACATACGGTGTATTTAAATGTTTATATAAAAATCCTGTATCTGATCCGGTATCTGTATATAAACCGCTCGTGAACCAAACGAGCCCATCTGATGAAGTTTATATTACGGGCGATGGTTATCACTGGAAATTAATGTTTACAATTGATTCAGTTGCATATCAAAAATTTGCTAATATAAATTATGTTCCTGTGACACTTAATGCTACTGTTATCTCATCCGCAGTGGCTGGTACTATTGATGCTGTATTGACAGAAAACATTGGTTCCGGATATAATAATTATGCATACGGAACAGTCAAAGAAATTAACTATACTAACAGTACTCTTAAATATGCTGTTAAATCTGATGAGGCAGTGATTGTGAAAACATATGACCTCGTATATTCGAGTAACACGACATTCACAGAAGGCGATGTGATATCGGTCAATGTTCCGGGTCAATCTTCAGTAGACGCCACGATATATAAAACAAGCGTATTGACTATTTCAGTGGAGATTAGCGCGAATACTCAGAATATAACCCAGTCAACAGTTGCCACCTCAAATACTATAACTGTTTCGAGTAATACAGTAACTGCAGATGTTGTTGCTATACAAGAAGAAAATCTTCCTGTACTATCAAACAACAGCAACTTTTATAAAAATGCCGTTTTCTATATAAGGGGCGGCGCTGGTGCAGGACAAATTAGAACTGTGACAGATTACGAGGTAATAGGAAATGATAGGGTAATAACCCTGGACAGTGCTTTTACTAGCGAGTTGAATCTTACTTCTACATTTAGCATTTTGCCTAAAATATCCATAATAGGAGACGGCACGGGCGCGATTGCTTTACCTGAAATAAATCCTGCATCCAATTCGATATCTGATGTTATCATTATAGATAGGGGTTCTGGTTATTCATATGCAAATGCCACCATTTCAGGAAATACGGGCATAATAGCAGCAAACGGTACTCCTATCATGACAGATAATGCTTTATTAAGACCTGTAATAGCGCCACCGAATGGACATGGTTCCAATCCTTTGGAAGAGCTCTATGCAAGTAACATTGGCATATCAGTTTCTTTTTCGAACTCGGAAGTTCTTGATTATATATCTTTTTCGAAAATTGCAGTCGTTAGAAACCTACTACAAGATAATATAAGCCTTACGTTAGATACTTTAGTAGATGGTGAATATACAGTAGGCGAAGAAATAACGCAGTTGAATGAAAAATCTAGGGCAACGATTTCTGAAATTGATACGGTTGGTAATGTGCTCACTCTGACCGATGTATTTGGTGATTTTATAGTAAGTGCAAGTAACACGATTTCAGGTAACACGGCTACTACTTCTGTTATAACCGCGATAAATAGATCATCTGATTTATTTAACAACGATATTACACTTACCATATCTCCAATTATAGGTACTTTTACAGTAGGCGAAAAAATAACTCAAACTAACAGCAATGCGACGGGAATCGTAGTAAAAAGTTCTGCAAGTGTTATAAATATAGTTATGGTATTTGGTAGTTTCACGACAAATATAAGTGATGTAATTATAGGAAACACGAGCGCTGCGCGTGCCCTTGCTACAAATGTCGGGGTTAAACAGGTAATTGATAATAGTGGCGATGTGTTGTATGTAGAAAATACTTCACATCTAGATCGTTCGGACTCGACGTCTGAGAAAATAAAAATAATAGTAAAGTTCTAAAAAAAGAAGGTATGAAATGACAATAGATCTAAACAGATTACCGTATTTCGATGATTTCGACGAAGATAAAAATTATCACCGGGTTCTTTTCAAGCCAGGTCTTGCGGTACAAGCTAGAGAATTAACTCAACTCCAAACAATACTTCAAAATCAAATCGAAAGATTCGGCGATCATATATTCCAAAACGGTTCGCGAGTATTGGGCGGCACGTTCGATCCCCAAGATCCAGTTGACTATGTTCGTGTTCAAATCAACATCAACGATATATCTGACATAGTAGGCGGCGAATTGACTGGTGCTGTGACCGGGTTGAAAGCAAGAGTAATTCATGCCGAGGCAGATCCTTCCGAAGTTGGTGTATCTGTTCTGTTTGTCAATTACACGGATTTAAATAATAGCGAATCGGTAGTTGTTTTTACTAGCGAGAGTATTTCGTACACTACAGACACAGCTACAGGATCATTTAGTACAACACTTGTGAATATAACAGGCAAAGGTTCCATATTTGGCATTACGGGCGGTGTTCTGTATGTAAATGGTTTCTTCGTCAAGTTTGACTCACAGAAAATTGCTATAGACCCTTTCAATTCTAGTGCCAACAAGCGTGTGTATATGAAAGCAGAATTTCTTGTTGTCAATTCCGACGAAGATAGTACTCTATTAGATAATGCACAGGGTTATAATAACTTCAATGCGCCAGGCGCAGATAGACTTCGATGCAACCTAACATTAAATGTATCTAATCTAGACGTGGACCTTTCAGACGACAGCAATTTTGTGCTTTTAGAACTTCGAGAAGGTCAAATTTATGTCAAAAATGAAAAAACAGTATACAATGAGATTGCCGACAATCTTGCGAAAAGAACTTTTGACGAATCCGGCGACTATGTCGTAAGAGGATGGGACATTAGAACCAGAGAACATTTGAACACAGGTTCTAACGGTGGTAGATTTTCGGAAGCCGAAGGTGGAGACGCGGATAAATTAGTCGTAGAAATCGAAAAAGGTCTTGCGTATGTAAAAGGTTATGAAGTGGAAACGGTTTCTACTAGACCGATCGAAACAGATAAATCATCCAGTTCTATTTTCATAGACAATCAGTATTCTTTCATACCATCCGGCGCCCATGTTCTTGCGAACGAGATTATGGGCATGCCGGAACCTGATTCCTATAATATAGTTCAACTTTACGACACTGCAGAGAGCAGAATATCTTCCTCAGTTGCTTTTAATGCTGCTGCATCAGGCACCCAGATAGGTGTTGCACGACTAATTTCATTCGTTGAAGAAAGTGGCCAATACGGACAACCGACTGCGACCGTAAGATTTTATCTTGGTGATATAGAAATGAATGCTGGTAAGATCTTTGCCGACGTTCGTTCAATTAAGACTTCAAATTTCTTTGCAGATATAAAACTCGAAAATGGATCGGCTGTTCTTTACGATTCTTCTAATTCATCTAGATTGATATACGTGGGTAATGATTATACGAAAAGTGTAAAGAACAATCTAGGCGACCCTGACACAACTCTTACTTTCATGAAGCAAGGAACAGGTAATATCAGTACTGGTGGTGCTTTATCAGGTGTTGTTTCTCTGGGGGTAAACGAAACACTCATTTACGGTACGGGCACACTCGCATCTCTTGCAAAAGAAACTATAGTGTTGCATGTCACTGGCAATGCAACTATTACCGGCACAGGAACGATTTCCATAACTTCAGGTGACCCGGTTGCCACTGGCGTAGGTACGAACTTTAACAACCTAAATGTTGGCGATAGAGTTGTTATAGACACAAACTCTTACATTGTTAAAAGCATCGAAAGTAACTTGTCAATGACGCTTGCTACAAATGCGCTTACAACCGCAGGTGGGGTAGCATGGACAAAGAGTTATGTGTCTGGCGATTTAATAGATCTAAATTCAAAAGGATACGGCACGGGCGCGAGAAGAGTTGTAACAGCAACTCCAACCTCTATTTCAATTGATTTGGGAGAAACCTTTTCTGTATCAACGCCAAGCAAACTTTCATATCGGGCAATCAAAGATCTAACCTCAGAGAGATCAAAAACTATTAGAGCAAGTAGGTATGTTAAAATTGATGGTTCTACATACGGTAATCTTGAGAAATTCTTCCTGGGCGTCCCAGATGCTATAAAAATACGCCAAGTGAGAAAACACACTGCTGAAATTACTGCCATTACAGATGGCGATGATGTAACAAGTAGTTTTCTTTTAGGAAAAAATGAAAGTGAATTTTCATACGGTACCTCTTTTATTGTAACTGATACTCCTATCACGACAAGTGATCATCTCTTAATTATTTTTGATTACTACGAAGCTGATCTTGCAGGCAGCGGATCGTATTTCTCTATAGATTCTTATCCCGTCGATGATGACATAGAATCTAATACAACTATAAAAACAGAAGATCTAAATTCGTTACAGAGAAATTATATAGATTTCCGTACAGTTACATCTCCTACTGTGACGACAGGAACTTCAATTGCAACTGCAGCTAGCAATCCAGCGGCTTCAACAGCATTTACTATACCTGCCGGAGGTTACAAGTCACCGATACCGGGCACAAATATAAAATTTGATTATTCATATTATCTGCCGAGAAGAGATATTCTTGCGGTCAAATCTAATGGAGATTTTAAAGTTTTCAAAGGCCAGCCTAGTGTATATCCTATGTTCCCCACCGTTCCAGAAACTTATATGTCCATTGCGAATATATACGTGCCGCCATTTCCTTCTCTATCAGAAAATTATGCTAAAATACTTGGAAGAAAAGATGAAGGCATCGTTTCCGAAAAAATAACATTCAGTAGACACAAAATGTCCGACATCGGTGCTATAAAACAAAGAGTTAAGAATCTCGAATATTACAATGCTCTTAGTTTATTGGAAAAGAACACCCTTGATCTTCTAGTTTTAGATGAAAATGGACTTGACAGATTCAAAAACGGCGTGTTCATCAACCCATTCATCGACCATACTCTTTCGGATGTAACAAACACAGATTATAATATCGCGGTGAATAGAAAAGACAAATCAATTCAGCCTCCGATTAATGTGGAGGGTTTCGACACCAGGTTTGTATCTGGCGCTGCGTTTACTGCTGTAAAAACCGGAGCACTGGTTCATATTCCATATGCTGAAAAAGTGCTGAAAGAACAACTGTTTGCGACAACTACGAGAAACGTGGAACTTAGTTCTTATCGTTTCATTGGAGGCATGAGCGTATACCCCGACATTGATACTTGGGCTGATACGACAACAGTAGATAAAACTATAGACTTTGGTAACGACACGCCGGAGTCAAAGGTAATTTCGACTGAAATTGGTGCTTGGCAAAAAATAGGCACGGGTGCTATATCTGGTACCACGTCCAATGTATATAAAGTCTATCACCGTAACTTCCGCGATATGCACTTCGGCGGTAATGAGACATTACTCAGAACATTTAGCACAGTACAACAAGTTGCAGATTTTATATCCGGCAACGGCAGTAGCCGGAGAGCATCATCTTTGCCTGCAATAAACGACGGCACCACTTTCGAAGATATAAAAACCCGAGTTGGATTTGATATAGCTGCAAAAGCTCGGTATTTCATCGTATACGGCGGTAAAGTAACTACAGAAGAAACAATTCAAGAACAAAGAACAAATATAGAAACAACCGTTTCTACTGAATCTGAATCATATGATTTAGGCAATTTTGTAACAGATATTTCTCTGGTGCCGTATATAAGAGCGCAAACTATAAAACTATACGCATACGGCCTAAAACCAAACACAAGGTTTCATGTTTTCTTTGACGGCGAAAGTATGAATGACTTTGCTTCGCCAGTAGCAGTGTCACAATATTTCGATGCTACTCAAGATAGAAATACGGGTTATCTTGACTACGATACTGATCTTTCGGATATAGGAACTGAGGGATCAAGTGTATTCTCAAACAGCAACGGCGAAGTTCTTATATTCATGAGATTGCCTAACGGGACCAATAAGCGATTCCGAGTTGGTGAAAAAGAAGTCATAATAACAGATAGTCCTACTAACGATTCGGATGCTTCGAGCTACAGTAAAGGCTCTTTTATTGCTTCGGGATTAAACCTACAAAAACAGAATACAATTATCTCTACTAAGACACAGAGCGTCGAAAGAAGAGAAGTAATTGATAGCAGAACTAGCACAATTCAAAGATCTAGTGCTACCCCCGCCGGTTGGTTCGAAGTAGGACCGTCTTGTGCAGCATATTCGATATTCGTGGATGAAGCTGAAGATGTCGAAGGCGTTTTCTTAAGTTCAATAGACATTTGGCTTTCTGCAATACACCCAAGCCTCGGCGTTTGGTTTGAACTTAGAGAAATGGATAGCGCAGGAGGAATTACAAGAACAACCGTTCCTTATAGTGTTGTCTGGATGAACCGCAATGACACTCGTTTAAGCATCAGCACGGACGGCATTGCGAATGCAACCAATGTAAACTTTGACTCGCCTATATTCCTGTATAACAATACACAATACGCTTTCGTTATACACACAGAAGGACTTAACCCTGATACATATTTTTGGGTATCTCGTCTTGGCGGGACTGACGTTACTTCAGGCAATCCTGTGACCAATCGCGGACGGTTTGGAACATACTATACAACAAACAACAACTTAAACTGGGATATTGTTCCAGATATTGACTTGAAAATTCGTTTCAATCGTATGAGTACCGGGGCTACGATAGCAACTCCAATCTCTTCTGTAGGTAGATTTTCTATCGAGGACGTGGAATTTATCACGGCCAACACGGCATTGCCAACAATGTTCTTTAGAGAAGGTGAACCCGTCAGGAGCACGGAAATACTCAACATAGCAATTGACGGCGCTGGTGTTCTGCAAGTTGGTGATACTATTGTTGATGGAACGAGTAATACGACTTCGACAATTATAGACATCGACGGCACCGATGTGTTCATGGGAGGATTTGATTATATTCTCAATTCCGCGGTGACTATATACGAAGGTGTTACTGCCACCGTAAGAGATACGGGTGTTATATCTTCCGTCGACTTCGGCACAGGTATAGTTGACAGTATAGATACAACAAATTTCAAGTTTGATATTACACACTCAAACGGCAAGTTTTTTGCTGGTGCGCATATAAGATCAATTCTTCCTGATCGCCATAAGACTATATTGAATGGCACAGAACTATCAGTAACGTATACACGGGCGAGTTCTTCGGTTCCCAACCCGTATGCGCCTACTGGTACTATAACATTGCCTGTAGGACTGGCGTTGGCAAATGTGACACTCGTTCCTGTGCATACCATAGCCCAATTCGGCGTTCATGAATACTCGTCTGCGATGATAAGACCATCATATCTGAAATTTGATGGACTCACTGATATACAATTTAAAGTCATAACTACAGAAGGAACTACTATAGGTTCTGAATTGTCAATCTATCCGAATGAAGATTATGAATTTTCTACTGTCAAAAATGTGCTTTCGAGATCCGAGGAAATAAGACTTCTTAGCGGTGCGAAATCATTTTCGATAAATGCAACAATAACATCTGAATCTGATTATCTGTCTCCCGTATTAGATGAAGCAATCATGGGCACAGTATTAACAAGCAACCAACTAAATAATGATATAACTGGCGAATTACTTTCAAAGGGCGGTAATCTTACTAGCAAATATATATCAAAAATTATAGAGTTGTCGGATGATAATATAGCGGAAGATTTGCTTGTGCAACTACAAGAATATCGTCCTGAAGGCACTGCCATACAAGTATGGGCGAGAATTAAAAATAATACTGACATAACTGACATAAATGACAGACCATGGTTTGAAATGTCTGCTATCAAGAGTGCAGTTTCTTCGAGTGTCAATAAGGATAATTTCATCGATACAACTTATATAGTACCTGCAGAATTCCTTACGGGCGAAGGTGATACAGGTGTAATTCAATACACAACATCGGGCAATCCTGCGGTAATAAACGGTTCTGCGATGGAGGCAAGCGACGATTATATAATTGTCAAGACTGGTTCGACCGATTTTACCGACTTTGGTGCGGGATCGAATGTTGTTGGAGTCACATTCACTGCAACTGGACCTTCTGATGGCGACGGTACTGTGTCGCCGGTAGTTGAGTCTATATATAGCAGATATAGTGAATTTCAAATCAAGATAGGCATGTCCAGTACTAATAAGGCGATATATCCAAGAGCAAGCAGATTAAGAGCAATAGCACTTCAAAAATAAGGAAAATAGATGCTTGAAAAAACAGATAAAGATGGCATATATAAAGATGTCAAAACTGGTGCTATAGTAAATAAAGATATAAATAAACTAAATGCTTATAAAAGACAAAAATTAATTATGCAAAATTTAAAGAAATCATCAGAAAGTGTCGACTTGCTAAAAAAAGAATTGGCAGAAACAAAAAATGAAGTTTCTGAAATGAGAATGATGATCGAAGAAATAAAAACATTAATAAGAATGGAAGAATAATAAATGGCCATACCTTCATATCTCAGCAATGTTCTAGTCAAAGGTACCAATACATTTGGCGATTGGTTCGAAAGAACAAATGCTATATCAAGTGATATCGGTTCTAAAGTACTCACCGCTGAAGTAACAACGGCAGGAGGAACCACCACTGGCAATACATCTTTGGTAGGAATATTTTCTGCTTCTGAAGTTGCAGTGGGAACTTCTTTACGAGGGGGTACCGTAACAACACCGGCTGCATTATCTATAGTATCTGCTACAACATTTACAGCAAATACTAGTTTTACAGCACTTGAAACAATATCTAATCACACCAGTAACTCTATTACTGCTAATACTTTTATCCTAAGTACAGATGTCATAACAGCGACATCGCAAACATTTTCACTTACTTCAGACTCGACTACTTTAGCTACAGCGAATGATCTAACATTATCTGCGACCAATTTTATAATAAATGGTACAATTAATTCAACTGGGGTTCTTAGGCTGGAGGCGAACAGTTCCGATGATGCCGTGCGCATTACACAGACGGGCACAGGCAATTCTTTTGTTGTCGAGGATAGTTCTTCCCCTGATAATAACCCCTTTGTTATAACTCAGACAGGTACGGTAGGTATCGGTATAACTAGTCCCGATCCTACATCTAAACTAGACGTAGCTGGCGATGTTGTAATTAGTGGTTCTTTATCTTTGGGTGGCACAGAGATCACCTCTACTGCTGGCGAATTGAATATCTTAGATGGCGTGACGGCGACGACATCGGAGTTGAATATTTTGGACGGCGTGACTGCTACTACCGGCGAACTCAACAAAATGGATGGCGTGACTGCTACTACCGGCGAACTCAACATAATGGATGGCGTGACTGCGACGACAGACGAACTTAATGTGTTGGATGGTCTTACTGCCACCACATCGGAGTTGAATATTCTTGACGGCGTGACTGTTAATGCGTCACAACTTAACTCCCTATACACGCTTTCGGGTCGAAACCTGATCATCAACGGATCAGGCCAAGTAAACCAACGGGGATATATATCCGGAACTGCAACTCAATCAGCAAACCAATTTACTCTAGATCGGTGGTACGTCAACACAGTTGGTCAAAGCATATCGTTTACTGGCACAGAGGCTGGACGCATTATGACAGCCTATTCTGGTGGTGTAACTCAGGTCATTGAGGCCGCGAATGTTTATGGGGGTACTTACTGTATCAACTGGGTAGGGACCGCAACAGTCACGGTGAATGGGGTTTCCCAAGGCAAGGGTAGCTCGTTCACACTGCCAACCTATGTGAACGTTGTGGTAACAATTTCAGGCGGTACTTTTAGAGGGGTCCAAGTGGAGGCTGGGGTGAACATAACGCCTTTTGAATATAGTAATTACGCTTTGGAGCTTGTACGTTGTCAGCGGTATTACGAAGAAGGTGTTCTGTTCGCTCAAGGGGCGTATGCGTCTGGTGATTGGATTCTGGGCGTATCAACGACTTTTGCCAATGAAAAAAGAGTTGCCCCCACAGTAGCTCTGTCCCTGACTACATCTACCGGTTATAAGGAGGGGTTGGCTGTTCAAAATTCTCGGATCGGTTCAGTAGGATGCAACGCTACAATGCTATCAGGCTCAGGCAACTTCATCTTTGTGGAATTTACAGCAGATGCGGAGTTGGTCTCGTGATAGTTACAGATACAAAAAAACGCAGAAAGGAATTGATATCATGAGTATCACGAATGCGAAATACAGAAAAGACGGTAGTATAACAGCAACATTTGACGGCATAGAAATGACTATTCCCGTTGACCCCGGGAACCGACATTATGTCGAATTGATTTCATCTGGTGTTGACATTGTACATATTGATACCCCTTCTATTGAGTATATCCGCTCGATAAAGTTCATCAGCAAGTCTATGTTCTGCGAGGGTCTTATTGCCCTTGACATTTTAACAGCGGATGAGGCGGTAATAGCCTCGAGAGGTCAATGGCCTCCAAGTATGGATTCGTTTTTGAGCTACCTTTCCCCTATCCAAGCAGCTTCTGTCCAGATCGAGTGGGCTACCGCTGCTAGAGTTTATCGAACTAACGAGTTCGTATTAATACTAGGTTCCTGGATTGATGATATCACGCCGGAGATTCTAGATACATTATTCGGCATCGGCTAACACAATACATATTAATGCATGATTATAAATAGATTTATAGAAAAACTAAGGATTTCTCAATGACCACGAATGTAAATTTATATGTAGATCAAGGTATTGATTATTCGATAACCGTTGACGCTTTTGATGTCAATGACGCAGAAATTGTAATTACCGATGAAACTTTCACGTGCAGTGCAAAAAAAATATATGCTTCGACATTAGCTTTTAATATAGATATCATTATAGATTTAGGAGATGGCGATCCTAATAATATTATGTTGACCATACCATCTGCTTCTACTCTGACCGTCGCACCCGGTAAATATAGATATGATTTAATAATGTATAACGGCGTCATAAAAACAAAATTGATGGAAGGATTACTTACTATCCTTCCTACCGTTTCTTTATAAATAGGGGTATGCAGAAATGCCGGTAAAAGTAAAATCAACCTCGCCGAGATCAGTAGTTTCAAGACCTACTAATAGAAACCAAGTTGCGCTGAATCAATCCAATCTTTTGAGAACTGTTGATTCTTTGAGCGACTTGGCTGATGTAGATACAAGTGATGCAGTTGACGGTTCTGTTCTAGTATATGATGAAATAGAAGAAAAATTCTTAGCAACAACATTACTCGATAAACAGATAATTAACGGAGGTCATTTCTAATGACATCGACTATTAGAATTAAACGGTCCTCTGTAACAGGATCACCTACTGCACTTGCTCAAGGCGAATTTGCATATTCATATTTAACAGGCACGCAATCAAATGGCGGAGATCGGTTATATGTAGGAACAGGGACAGAAACAAACGGAGAAGCAGCCAATATTGAAGCAATAGGCGGCAAATATTTTACAAGTAAGTTAGATCACGTTCCAGGGACGCTTACTGCAAATAGTGCTATTATTGTTGATGGCAGTGGCAAAATTAATATTTTAAATGTTGATAATATAACTATCGACGGAAATGCAATAACGTCGACTAATACGAACGGTAACATTACACTTTCTCCTGCAGGTACGGGTTCGATTGATGCAAGCACTTCGCAGATAATAAATGTCACCGACCCTACCGCAGCACAACATGCTGCAACTAAAAAATATGTAGATGATGAACTATCTGTGGCCAATGCTTTTACTATTGACGCAGATACCGGAACTGCAGATCCTGTATCTAGAGGTCAGACCATCGTGTTCAGTGGTCTTACAGGTATTTCAACATCAGTAGCCGATAATTCTATCTCTATTGATCTTGATGATACTGCTGTGACTCCGGCATCATACGGTAGCAGTACTCAAATCCCAACATTCACAGTTGATCAACAAGGTCGACTGACCGCGGCTGGAATAGCTACAATTTCCACAGACCTTAACATCGCAGGCGATTCGGGAACCGATATAGTCCCAAGCACGGATACATTGACATTCGTAGGCGGAAGTAATATTACTTCGACCGTTACTAACAATCAAGTTAGCTTTGCGCTCGACGGTGCTATATCTGGTCTTACAAGTCTTGCAGTTGATAGCCTCACATTTGACGGAAATATAATATCTTCTACTGATGTTGATGGTGATATCATATTTACGCCAAACGGAACAGGCGCGGTTGTGATTTCAAGTGATCTTATCGTCAACGGTACTACGACAACAGTCAATTCGAATGAAGTCAATATCGGCGATGCTATAATATTGCTTAATAGCGATGAAACCGGAGTGCCTTCTCAAAACGCCGGGTTTGAAATTGAAAGAGGCATCTCTACTAACAAATCTCTTATATGGGATGAAACTGTTGGCAAATGGACGGTTGGTGCTGAGACCTTTATTGCCAATACGTTTGAGGGTTCGCTTACAGGCAATGCTTCTACTGCTACAACATGGGCAACCGGAAGAACTATTACACTCACGGGCGATGTGACTGGTTCAAGTCCATCATTCGACGGATCAGGTAATCTATCGTTTACAACAACGATTGCACCTAATTCAGTTGCTCTAGGTGCTGATACCACTGGTAATTATGTGGCAACAGTTGGCGTAACAGCTTCAACTGGCCTTTCTGTTTCAGGCACGGGCGAAGGAGCTGGTGTTGTAATTGCTGGAATAAATGCTACAACTGCTATCAAGGGCGTTGCGTCATTCGCATCAGGTAACTTTACGGTAACTTCTGGTGCCGTTGCGATAACTGCAGTTGATGGAGGAACGTTTTAATATTAAAGAGATCTTTTATATATATAAAAGATATAAAAAATAAGAGGGTCATATGACTACAAATATTAAATTAAAAAGAAGCGCAGTAAACGGGAATATTCCTACGACCGCTCAGTTAGAGTTGGGTGAAGTTGCGATCAATACATTTGACGGCAACTTATTCATTAAAAAGAATGATGGCGCCGAATCAATAGTAACTATAAAAGAAGTCACGGAAGATAATCTTGCCGTAGATTCTTCTGCGTTGACTAATACATCATCTGATTTTCTTTCATCAGTTTTAACCGACTTGGACGACGCGGTGGTGCTGAATAATGCTAAAGTCACAAATGCAACTCACTCTGGTGATGTGACCGGGGCAACTGCATTGACTATCGCTGCTAATGCTGTTAATAATGCCAAACTAGCAAATATGGCAACACAAACCATCAAGGGCCGTTCGCTAGGCACCACTGGCGACCCCCAAGATTTAAGCGCGACTCAGGTCAGAACAATCTTAGGAATTGAGGCAGGCGCTGACGTAACTGATACTGTTAATGTTACTGCTGCGGGCGCTGTAATGGACAGCGAACTAACTGATATAGCTGCTGTAAAGGCTCTGAATCAAGGTCTTGCTACTACAGACAGTCCTACATTCGCGGGTGTTGGCATAAACGGTGATCTTACTGTCACAGGAGACGTTACTGCAGACATCCTTTATGGAGATGTGGTTATGGCAGGGAACGACAGCGGTGCTGTTGCTCTTACAGTCAATGACGGTCAGGGTAACGCAAACCTTACATTCAACCATGCCTACGGTATCCCAGACGTACTAGGTAATGGTGCTCGAATTGTTGTAAACGTTGATTCAACTTCCGGTCCAAAAATGACCTTCCAGTTAGGCAGCGCTGTGACCGTTGACACCGCATACAACACGTCAGAGATAATGAATATAACCAACGGTGGTTTAGACATAACAGGCAATCTTGATATGTCCGGTGATCTCTCACTACCCGACGGCGCGATGCTAATACTAGGTGACGCATCTGGTCTATCAGCGTTCCACAACGGGGTTGCTTCTTATATAGACAGTGAAACAGGCGCTCTTTTTATCCGTAACAGGGCGGTTGATGGTACTACTAAGATCGTATCAGACGACGGTGCGGGCGGATTAGCCGATTACTTCCGAGCAAACGGCGCAAACGGTCAAGCGTCTATGTCTTACTATGGTTCAGAGCGGTTCACCACCACTAGCGCAGGCGCTGCGGTAACTGGGAGTCTTGATGTCTCTGGTGATATCTCACTCCCTGACACCCAACAGCTAAGGCTCGGCACAGGTAATGACATGAAAGCCTTCCATAACGGCTCTAATGGCTACATTGATAACGGCACAGGCGCGACCTTTATCCGCAACTTCGCGGTTGACGGAGTTGTCAAAATACAATCCGATGATAACACGGGTACGGGAATAGTAGATTACTTCCGAGCCAATGGTGCAAACGGCGAAGCTTCGATGTTCCATTACGGTGTAGAGAAGATCACCACCACTAGCACGGGTGCAGCCGTAACTGGCGATCTTGCTGTGTCTGGAACCGTGACGGCGACTAACTTTGCAGGCGACGGTTCTGCTCTGGCGGGTGTTGTGGCAACCGCCGACACCTCTACAGCAGGCATGGACTTTGTCATCGACGAAGACACGATGGCCTCAAACTTGGCAACCAAAGTACCGACGCAGCAGAGTGTAAAAGCATACGTCGATAATGTCGTCGCGTCTGGTGTGTCCTTCAAAGGTTCGTATGACGCGGCAACAAACACGCCAAACCTGGATACAAGCCCGACTGGCGTCGCTATCGGCGATATGTACGCTGTCACGGTGGCAGGTACGTTCTACGCCACTGATCTAAATGCGGGTGACACACTCATCGCGGACGCGGCTAACCCTGCGACGGCGGGCGGGTGGACAATTATCCAACCTGCGGCAGACGCAGCGGCGATCAAGTCAACCTACGAGAGCAACGCAAACACCAACGCATTTACTGATACAGAACAAACCAAACTTTCTAATATCGAGACGGCGGCTGACGTGACCGACGCGATCAACGTCACGGCGGCGGGTGCGTTGATGGACAGCGAGGTGGTGAACCTTGCACAAGTTAAAGCGTTTGATTCGGCTGACTACGCCACCGCAGCACAAGGAACTCTTGCGGGCAGCGCCTTGCAGAATGCGGACATTGGCTCTTCGGTTCAGGCGCACTCAACTGTTCTTGTCAATACGACTGCCAGCTTTCTCACCGAAGAGAAGTCTAAGCTATCCGGAATCGAAACAGCCGCAACTGCTGACCAAACGGCGGCGCAGATCAAAACAGCCTATGAAAGTAATGCCAACACAAACGTGTTTAGCGACGCGGAACAAACTAAACTATCAGGCATTGAGACTGGGGCAAACGTAACCGATACCGCAAATGTCACATCGTCGGGCGCGTTGATGGATAGTGAAGTTATCAACCTTGCAGCGGTCAAAGCTTTTGATGGGGCAAACTACGCAACAGCTGCGCAAGGCTCAACGGCTGATGCTGCACTGCCGCTTACTGGCGGGACAATCACTGGCAACCTTGCCATCACTGGTACGGTAGACGGCGTTGACCTCGCATCCTTCTACTCCACAGAAGCAATCCTGCGGACAGAGACATACAATACCATTGACAACACCACCGCTGGTCGGATGCTGATTGGCATCGCGGGTGGCACGAGTGCAGCGGGTGATGTTCTCGGAGAACTCTTGTTCTACAACCGTGATGCTTCTACAGGCGGCTCTGGTCGTCGTATTGGAGGTTCCGTAGAATTACAGGCGGCAGATGCCTTTGGCAGGGCCGACCTCGTATTTGGTGTTAGCACATCTGACCCGATCGCATTGTTCGATGACCCGTCTGACTTCACGAACAACACTATTGAAGTCATGAGATTGATTGGGGATGATCAGTCCCTAGAAGTGAGCGGTCCCGCTGTGTTCACAGGCCTAGCCACTTTTGGCAACATAACAGTCACTGGAACAGTTGATGGACGTGATGTTGCTACCGACGGTACAAAACTAGATGGCATAGAAACGGCTGCTGACGTAACAGACACAATCAATGTTACCGCTGCAGGCGCAGTAATGGATAGCGAGCTTACTAATATAGCTGCTGTAAAGGCTCTGAATCAAGGTGTTGCTACTACAGATAGTCCTACCTTTGCTGGAGCGACCGTCACTGGCGATCTTGGTGTATCCGGTAATATAGTAATAGATAGCATTTTGACAGTAGGCGAAGTGCGCGGTGGGGATAATCCTAGTCCTCTAAACGGTGTAGCTACTGGTGAAAAAGCCACGCTAATACTTTCGGGTCAAAATAGCACGGCTTTTGGTGATGGTGTTTTGTCTAGTGCTTTGGCCTTTACAGGAACGAATACCAGCCGCCGCCGTGCAATGATTGCTGCCTTCCAAGACGGGACAGATGGCGACCCCCACGGTCTTGAATTCTTCACCTACAACTCCGTCAATACCAGCAATGATGGTGTCAATTCTTGCGGTAAAATCAGGTCTAGTGGCGAACTTGAGTGGGCGTCAGATATATCTGCTTCTTCAATAATCGCAGGACAAGGTAGCGGGGCTGTTGCTCTTACAGTCAACGACGGTCAGGGTAACGCAAACCTTACATTCAACCATGCCAATGGTATCCCAGATATCTTGGGCAACGGTGGCCGAATTGTAGTAAACACTGACTTAACCTCTCTCCCAACCATGACCTTCGAGTTGGGCAGCGCGGTGACCGCTGGTGTTTCATACTCCACGGCAACTAAAATGCAGTTGGACGAGGCTGGTTTAGAAGCTTTTGGTGACATAAAAGCTTCTGGTAAACTTGCTACCGAGGGTAATATACAACTACTAAAAGTAGGACAGTCCGTAATTTTCACCGCTAATGCTGGGGATGATATAGACATTCGCGCTAACAACAATGACGGGGATGAAACTCCAACGGATGTTAGGCTTTGGTCAAGAGGTCTAGCATCTACAGTCACTATTAAGGCACACGATACCGATGTCGGTGTGTTTAGTGAGGGCCTGTTCGACTTAACTGGTGACTTGAATGTCTCTGGTGACATTTCACTACCTGATGGTGCAGAGCTAAGGTTGGGTACGGGCGACGATATGACCGCCTTCCACAACGGCTCTAATGGCTACATTAATAACGCCACAGGCGCGCTTTTTCTCCGCAACCTTGGGACTGATGGTGTTGTCAAAATACAATCCGATGATAACACGGGTACGGGAGTAGTCGATTACTTCCGAGCCAACGGTGCAAACGGCGAAGCCTCAATGTCGCACTACGGTGTAGAGAAGATCACCACCACTAGCACGGGTGCTAACTTCACTGGTAACATAACAGTAACCGGAACGGTTGATGGTCGAGATGTTGCTGCCGATGGTACAAAACTAGATGGCATAGAACCGGCTGCTACTGCCGACCAAACAGCAGGTGAGATAGAGGCGATTGTTACCCATGATAACCTATTAGGTTTTGTAGCTAACGAGCACATAGACTGGACTACTAATCAAGGCGCTACTAACATTAATGCCGCTAACTACACGAACACGACCTATACAGGCGGCGCGGGTATAACATTAAATGGTAGTGCTTTTGACGCAGATGCTCTAACACTACAAACTATCCGCCTTGAAAAGTCTATACTTACTGAAGATGTCAGAACAACACCTCAACCTATACGTTGGGACGTAGAAGATGCTAAGGACAGTATTTACACCCATAGCAACTCTACTAACCCTGAACGAGTTACTGTATCTGAAACAGGATATTACCAAATTCTATGTAATGTATTCTTTGTACAATCTGGCGCAAGCAGGATTACAGGAACACTTGCAGCACGAAAAAACGGTGTTCTAGATGAAAAGACTATCGGCACCGCATACTCGCGAGGCTCGGCCTACGGAGACATCTCAATCAAGGTCAATACTATCATGCTATTGTCAGCAGGAGACTACATTGATATATACGGCGGCTTTGATAATGCTGATACCGCTGATGCACTTACTTCGGTAGTATCAAAATCAGAATTAATTCTAAGTAGAGTATCAACCGAAGCTGTGTCTAACACCTTCAGACCTATAGACGACGTACCTGTTAATGGGGCAACTACTACCTCAATATCTAGTAATTGGGCATTTGATCATGCTGCAGGCGCTCTTATGGATAGCGAACTTACTGATATAGCTGCCGTAAAGGCTCTGAATCAAGGTGTTGCTACTACAGATAGTCCTACCTTTGCTGGAGCGACCGTCACTGGCGATCTTGGTGTATCCGGTAATATCTCGCTCCCTGACAATGGCGTGCTAAATCTGGGTACGGGCAATGATCTGACCGCCTTCCACAACGGTAATAATGCTTATATTAGTACCGCCACAGGCGCGCTTTTTCTCCGCAACCTTGGGACTGATGGTGCTATTAAGATACAATCCGCCAATGCTGGTAATACAGGGTTAGTAGATTACATCACACTTAACGGCGCCACTGGTGAAGCGACCTTAAACTACTATGGTTCAAAGCGGATTAATACTAATAGCACGGGTGCTGACATCACTGGTGACCTTTCCATCACTCTTGATCTGGCTGTAGCCGGAGATTCCACCTTTGCAACATTACCTATTGTTACTGCCGATGTTACTGCCAGTGTCGCGGGTGCCGGACCGGTTGCTTATTCGTACTACGGGACAGCAGGGAATTACGACTACAATGATTTTGGGTTCGATACCCGCTTCATAGGACACTCTAGTTCCTCACAGAACCCAGTAAACGACCCGTTCGACAACAGGGGCGCAGTAGGTTGGCAGGGTTTCGCTGGTAGTAGCAACCGTGGAGCACAGTTTATTATTAAAAGTCAAAGTGCAGGTACTGATGGAATTGAGCTTGCTGCGCGTGCTTACGATGGTGGCTGGACAGAGTGGACGGATGTTCTAACGCCGCTTTCAATGCCTACGATCCTAGCTAAACGCTATATTCAACTTTCGGACTACGTTTCAAGTACATCGGATTCTCACACAGGTATGCAAGCCTTCCTAACAGCCTCAGAGGGTCGTGAAGGTGTTATCAACAGTCCTATAGGAAGTAGTGTAACCTACGGGTTCGCTGCTCGGACTGACGGTTCCTTGATACTCCCTCTCAAGGCTCGACTGATCCAAGAGACAGGTGCATTGTTAGACTTTTCACCGTGGAACACTATTGATGGTGCTGGCATACGTGTGATGCAACGTGTTGGAGCACTTGGTGGCAATATGGGAATCGTTGGTAACTTGGACAAAGGTGACACAATTATCCCAGTTTCCTCTACGGACTACACCGCTTTGATGGAAGATGGTATGTGGTTACATATTGGCACCGACGAAAATTTCACCGAAGAAGACTACGACAGTGGGGGTGTTAGTCAGGGTCATAAAGGTGAGTGGGTTAAGGTGGCAAAGACAGTAGGCGCAAATATTCACTTGGTATCACCTATCAAGGACTCGTACATCGACACGGGCAACAACCTCCTTATTCGACGTAACAACGGCTTTATGGCAGATCTCGTGTTTGATGGTATCCGTATACGGGGACCCGGTCAGTTTGATGGAGCTACCGATGGTGATCGCGGTATCCATGTAGGTAACGCAGAGAAGCTTGTTATGCGAGACTGCGACGTCACAGGCTTTGATCACCAAGGTATACTGGCCGCAGGTGTAATCGAAGGGCTTATCGACAACACTACTGTGACCATGCTTGATCGCGACAACAACACCCAGACCAGTTATGGTATCGCTGTAGCAAACACTACCTACAAGTTTGATGTAGTGAACTCTTCCGCACATGGTGGGCGCGAAGCTATGTGTCTTACTGTAACTGGAGATAGCTTTGGTGCCGAAGGTACGAGCCGTGGTGTAAACTTCATAAACAACCTTGCAACAGGCGCTCGTCGTTCTGGTTTCGCCACTCACGACAACCACGATGAGGTACTGTTTCATGGCAACCGTGTGGAT